AATCTCAGGCGCTTGAGCAATGCGCGCCATAGGCGTCGGTGGCGGGGCGGTAAGAGGCAGAGGCTCCGCACGTTCGAGAGCCTGCGCCATACGACTAGCCGATACGGGAACTTGCCCTGTAGCCACCGCATATCCTGGTGGGACATACCCCATCGGCGCGCGCAAGCCTTCGGATTCCAGCATACCGAGAAACTGGCGTTGCGCATATTCGGGAGTTTGCTTGACGCCGGTTGCCTGCTCAATAAGATATAGCAGGCCGACATCCTCCATAAGTTGGCCTGCCGCCAAACCCGTCCCTTCAAGTCCAGCTTGAATAGTGGTAAGAGCGCCGGCCCCGATGTCGCCAAGTGGTGCGTACAGGGATCGGCCTAGCAGCCCAAGACTCTCGACGTACTGCCGGTTCTCTGGATCAAGGCCGAGCGACGGTTCGCGGGCGAACACATCTGCCGCGCCAGTATAAAAAGCCTCAAGTGGTGTCGGGGCCGGTTCAGGCGTCGGAACAAATCCAGGCGGGATAATTTCGGTTTGTGCGGCGTCGCCTGTTGCGGGCGCCAAAGGGTCCGTAGTGATCTGCAACAGATCGACATCAGTGTCTTCGCGGTTCGCCCATTCTACCGCTAATTTAACAAATGGTTCATTTTTCTTTGAAAAAATTAAACCAAAAGTTGCGGCTAAATCCGTTACGCCCTTAAGAGTAGCCTTGCCTTTGTTCTGGCGCAGATACTCTCGAATAGCAGCGCGACCTTGAGCATGGCGCGCGGCATCGCCCTGCGGTGGCGGGGCAGATGGCACAACAGTTTCAGGGTTAGTTGCCATATTTCAGGACAATCCTTTATTACTGCTGAAAACGCCGCTCGCCGACTTGGGGGGGAATCTGAAAGTTTGTTCCAGCGGTAGGGGACGGCATAAGTGTAACTTTGTTACCCGCCCTATCGACCCAGCTATCCTTGCCCCTATCCCAACGAACTTCTCCAGAAACAACTTCTCCACTGGGAGTTTTGTAAGTTCTCAGTTGCGTCTGTTTCCCTGTAATTCCGCCATCACCGCCCTTCGCGGCGCTTATATTTTGTCCACGGATAGTAACCGCGCGGGACAAATCGCGATCTATGTCGGCGGCGATTTCAGCGGGCGACATACCAAGCGGATAGACCATGTCTGTCCCGTCCTCCTTCTTCAAAGGAAGTCCGGTATTTTTGTCCAGCACAACACGCTCGTTGACCCCGTCGCCGTTAACGTCGTAGGTCTCGATAATTGTTTCGGGCGGAAGCGAATACTCTGCGACTTCGGTCGTTCCGTCGAGATAGCGGTTGAGCGTCCGGCCTTCTTTATCAACGAAAGTTCCGACCCACTGACGCTGGCGGAACGTCTCCGTTTCCATGCGATCTACTCTTTTCTCAACAGGCAAGGCGAGAAAGGCTTTTTGTTTGTCTTCCGGCAAAGTTCTCGCGTACTCAATAGTATCCGCAATCTGCTGCTGCCGCGCTGCCATCTGCGCCCGCATCTCCTCAACCTTTATACGGTTCTGCATTTCAGCAACCTTCTGCTGCTGAAGCTGACCCATGACTTGCTGCGGCGTCAGGCCGGCACGGCGTCCGCTGCGAGTAGCCGAACGCATAAGCGCAGACAACGCAAGCAACTTATCGCCGCCAGTTAGTGAACCACTAAGATCACCGCCAAGAAGACGCGTCAACTCGGCCAAACTGTTCGCTTGTTGAGTATCCGCGCCAACGGCGGGCATATCTGCGGCGTTTGCGGCAGTAGTTCCCGCTTGCGATAAGAAAGGAAGTATCATCTCTCTGCCCCTTAAAACTTAATGCCGAGGTTCTGCAACGCGCCCAAGATACCGACAATGTTAGCTGCCCCGCCGAGGAACCCGTCGCCAGGCTGCGTTGAAGTCTGCTCCGTTGACGTAACAGCCGGCAAGCCAGAGAGGCCCGACTGAAGAGTACGCAGTTGCTCCAACGGATAACCGCGCTGTTCAAGGAAGTCGCGGTATGCAAGGTCGAGGTTCTGCTGCGCCATCTGCCGCTGCTCCTTGCCGACACCGCCAAGCATACCCGCATATGCCTGCTCTTGCGCCAGCAGTTGCGGCGCGAGCGCAGCCAACTGCTGCGAGGCTTCAAGGCGTTGACCGGGAAGTCCTGCTGCCAGACCCGCTGCTTGGCCGTAGCCCTGCTGATATAGATTAGCCAAAGTCTGTGCCGTATTCAGGTCTTGCTCGGAGGCAAGCTGTGCCTCGTACACACCCCCTCGTGTGTTCCCGAAAGCCCGTGAGGCAGCAAGCTGTCCCTTTGTAGCCGCGTCCCTCTCGGCGCGGGCCTTTGACAAACGCGCCATAGTGGTGTCGATCACGTTTTGCTGATACGGCGACATGAAACCAGCGACATCCTGTTGGAACTGCTCTGGACTAAAAGCTGCGGCTTGCTGCGCGGCCTGAACAGCCTCCGCTAGTTGCTGCGAGCCAACACGACCAGCGACAGCCTGCTGTGTGATGTCGAAGGCTTGTTGCTCTGCTGGACGGAAACCAGCTATACGTGGCCCGCTGTAGGGCTGATATGGCAACTCTGCTACTTGCTGCGCTGCCATGACGTTGCGCTGCAACGCATCCCGAATAAACGGATCAAGCGTTTGCTGGGTTGTTACCGTCGATGTTTCGCTACCGCCTTTAGACATACCTATAATTCCTTAATCACCGTAGTGCATAGATATTTAGCATCACGGCTTTCCAATGCTCGCATCCATCCCTTTCTACCTGAAACTGAAAGAGATGCACACCCCGTTGCCTTAGCATAAATTTCCATAGAATCCCACATGTCTAGTAGTTCGTCTAGTTTACCACCTGCTAGAAATACATGAAGAGATGTCTTCTTGGGGTAGATGTGAAATTCCGTAACTATTGCACTGTATTTGCCTGGCCAAAACTGATAGCGGCCTGACTGTATTCCTTCCCAAATATGCTCAATGTCGTGCGTCCCGCCGGAGTATTCGAGCGCGTCTTCGATCCAAGACTTACACCGTGCAAACTCTTGTTCTAAGTCCATAAACTATTGCTGCATTTGAACTACTTGGAGAACGGCGGCGGGGGCGGCTGGAGCAAATGCCGTACTCGCGACGTTATCTACTGTAACCGCAGTATCGCTGGCCGCAAACATAATCTCAACATACTCATTGGCCGCAAGAGAAATCGTATCTTGTAAGGCAACAGGAACGTATCCGTTATTAATATCCGAAGTAACAATACGCGCTGAATTGGGTACGTCAGTTCCATTCTTTCTGAACCATATCCATATATTCTTGGCGGAAGCGTTACCGCTAGTAAGCTGCACTGTCGCATCAAACTGGTAAAGGCCGGAATCCGGCACAACAATTCTTGAAGTTGGCGTTCCGACAATCACTCCGTTGGATATTTCTGGTGTAGCATCAAAAGTAAGAGCATATGCCGTGTTAATCGCGGCAGGGGTTTGGTCGGCAGTCTTGGAAAATACGCCGTAGTATTCTTGTTGTTCAATTGTAGGGCGCACAAAAAGAACGCCGTTTGTGGCATCGGATATAATACACGCCGCAACAGGTATGACGTTGTTAGGGGCAGTTGGTTTCGTTGCAGTAAGAGCGCCCGCAGTTGTAGGGTGTGCGTATAGAATATCGCCAGCAGTAAACGCACTTGTATCTACGTCGCGCACAAAACCCCATGTGCAGCAGTAACCTTTGTCGCCGCTATCTGGTAGATCGTGCGTCATTATCCCTATGATATAGAGGCTCGATTCCGAACCATCCGCGAGATACGGAGACACAAGTAGTGCGTTAGCCGTGGCTCCCGCAAAACCTACGACTGTTCCGTTAGGGATTGTCGAGCCTGTCGTGTTGCCTACGCGGGCGTAAGTCTCTTGGCCGATCTGTTGAACAACGCCGTATTCCATACCCAAGTTGAGAGTCTGGTCCGTATCGTTCCAATGTAGTCGGCCTGTCTGGTCTACATGGGTTTCGCCAGTAATAAAATCTACGTCGCTGACAATCAGTTTGGACGGCTGTTGGACACGCACATCTTGGCCGCGCTTATAGTTCTGGCCATCGGCTTGTTCGATGATCCTGTTGCGCTGGTTCTCGTGCGACGAGAGATAATCCTGCGGTGGGGCGGGGAGTTTCATCTACGCCCACCTGGCGCCGCGTTAAGTCGCATCGTTCCGACACGCCAGTCCGTATTCGGCGTGGCTGTCAGGCGCATATTAACTTGGCGTCCGTTGAACCTGACGGACGTGGGATTCGTCATAGAGTACGGGCCGTAAGATCGCTGCGTTGAGTTAGGGTAGTAGCGCGAATAAAATGTGGCCGTGACATCGCCCTGATTTCGCTCGTCAGGTATGAGTTCATTGACGTAATAGATGTTGTCGCCATTGCCGATCTGGACCGGCCCGCTTTCAACATACACGTCAGTCCCGTCGTGATTAACTCCGACTTCGTGATCGTAGAGAATACCATCGGTGCCGACGAAGATCGGGTTGGTAAACACCCCGCGATCCGTACCGGCGGAACGAGCCATCTCGCCGATAGTCCAATAGTTATCGGCGTAGTTCCACACAACGTAGCGGTCATTCTCTTGCGAACTTGCGGACGGATAGAACCACCATACTTCGTTGAACTGTGAGTTGTTAACGGCGTAGACTTTACTCATCTGTGCGCGGTTGATGTCAGAGAATACATAGTCTGACACTTCGCTCGGCAGTGGTTTGATATATCCGTCGTAGGTGAAGAACCCGCGAGTACTCATCCAGACTGCAAAGTTGTCCTGCACGGCAATCGCGTTCGGCCCAGGAATACCGCAGGATCGGCCTACATATTCTGACTGATAGACAAACGGCTGGCCGACGTATGAGACAACGTGTGCATCAATATCAGTAAGGACAAGAATTTGCCCGCGCACACGTTTAGCGACAACAATCTTGCCGCCAGTCTGCAAATCAATACTGCCGGCAAGATTGTCTGACGCAGGCGTCCACACCGTGTTGTTTTCAAAATCAGACCAACTTATGCGGCGCGGGTTTCCTCCTGCACCTAAAGCAAAAAGCGAACGCTCGTTCGATACCATAATAGCTGTGGTACCTGTCGGCGCGTTAGTGACTACGGCTGCGGGCGTAGGTCCGCTGGTATCAAGTTGCCACTCATAGATTTTACCGTCAGAGTTTGCGCAGCCGACAAGATACTCTCCCCATGTATCAAGCGTCCATGTCGTGGCGGGAGTGATAGTTCCGACATCGGCGCGGGGCGTACCATAGTAACCATCGCTATAAAAACCCACCCCGAAACCACCGGCAACACTTGCATCCGCGTTGCCTGGCGTAAAGCCTGTTGGCGTGATGTCGTAAATCACCGATGACTGAGACACGGCGTAGAGTTTAGAGTGTGTGCCGACAGCAATCTGCCGCGTGGCGCTGTTGTCGCGCCATGTTAGAATAGCACGGGGTTTACCGGTAAGCGTTGTAGTAGTGCGTTCCTGCCATCCCCCAACAGGCCGCATCATTCCTTCAACCCAACGCACAAGATTGCCGTCGAACCAACGTCCGGCGGCATCTAATTCAGTTCCGTTCTTGTAGATGCCCGGCGGCAATCTGATAGGGAGTAAGGTCATCTGGCGCTACCTAAAGTTTCAATACAGCCTTATACCAGCTTTATTGCGTATTTACAGCCGCCCGCCAAGCCTCAATCGTCAAGCGATGCTTGACACTGCACTCCATGTAACGAGCAATCAAATGGCTTTCCCAGAGCGCCCGCTCTGGATCGATGAGCGGATCAGGTACATTGTCGAGTGGGCGGCAGTTACTCTCTAGGTTCGCCGGAGGCGGCGGCATTGGCGTTATCGACACCGCCTTGGAGCACCCCGACAATAGAATTAGGAGCAGCACAGCTAGGGGCAGGAGCAGGAACTTCACGATAAATCTCGCGAATGCTCGTTCCTCGGCTGGCTCCCAACCCATCGGCATAATCTCTGAGCGCCTCATAGGCTCTGGCTTTTTGTTCCAGTTCATCTTGCATCTCCTGCTGCCGCTCTGCCGCCTCTTCCAAGGCGTTTGCAAGTGCAGCGTCACACTGCCAATCCCGTATCTTGTAGCCTGCTATTGTTCCTACTACCAGAGTACCAGCAGCGGCATAAAGAGTTAGAGAACTAGGTAGTGGTAACATTACTTGTCCTTATTGAACAAATCGAACAGCACTTTGACCTTTTCTTCCAAAATGCCCACACGTCCATCTAGCTTGGCTAAACTGATTATGACAAGCACTGCGGCAAGCATAATAGGCCAGACGGCAGATACAATAGACGCAATCTCAGCCATCTTTTTCTGGCTCTGTCTTGGCTTTCGCCGCGATGCCTGCACCTCCAGCCGCCAGCACTGCGCCAGCACCTATACCCCACATACTGGGGTCGAATGCTTGGCCATTATAGATTGCGTAAATAGATGCGCCACAGAACACTAAGGACATCTTCGCCCAAAGCACACGACCTATGTCTAATGTCTCGTTATCCTTCCCAGTGAAAGATTTCCTTAACATGTCCATCTTTATTTACCCGTCTCGAAAAATTAAGAAACTTAATCGCAGCGTATTCTACCGATATAGCTAAATACCACATCGCGACAAAACCGAACACCCAGACCGAACCAGTGCAGACAACAAATACCGCTGCAAAGATCGGCGGGAGGATCACGCCGGATAGTCACGCCATGGCAATTGCCAATGCGGGCCATCTTTGAAGCTGCGCCAGTCACCTCCCCATTCAATACGGACGCCTTCGTCTAGTGCAGCTTGTTTTACGATAGGAGCCAGGCGGTGGTAGAGCGGCCATTCCCAAGAGACTTTGCCCCCAACTAAGGGAGCAATGTCTACAGCATGGCCGGTAAGATGACGGCTATTCATGGTCTTGGACGCACCAGATGCTACTAGCTTTTTCTGTCGTGCTAGAGTTCGCATCCCTTCAAGAACAGTGAAATCCAGATCGGTAGCCGCAATAGCGCGATCCATCACTCGGCGCAGATCAGGGTGAATGCCTTCCAGGCGTTTTAGAGATCGAGAACCAAAAACGTAAGCCATGTGTCACTCAAACAATGCTTTCAACAAATTACCAACAGACGCACCAACACCAGCCGCGAAGAGCGCGACACCTATCAAGATGCCAGCACCCTTGTTCTTTAATGCAGCTAGTTCCGCCATGTCTTCAATCTGGTCTTCTTCGACCCGATCTAGCTTGGCTTCGATGCGCTCAAGAATGACTTCAATACGGGCGAGCCGTTCTGCTTCAGTAAGATTGATGCTAGGCACTTTTCCGGCTCCCCTTCACGATTTATGCTGCCCAGGGCAGAGGCTTGCTCTCAACAGGCGGTGCAATCAGGTCAGCAATCTGCTGCTCAATGTTGGCCTTGTATTTAGCGACCTGCTCATCGCCCAGAGCGGCCTCAACCCAACCGATGACCTGTGCTTCGGTCAACTGGTCGAAGGGAACAAAGCTGCCAGCTTCCGGCTCTTCGAAAGACACAGTGCCGTAGACACCAGCCGAGAACTGCCCGCCGCTCAAGAACTCGCCATCAAGCCGCCAGTGAGCGGTGATGACTTTGGCCGGGAAAGCATCATCTGTGTTGCTGCAATCCAGTGCAGCGATAGTCCAAGTGTAAGTAGTAGAAGACATGGCTATTGCCCTTCAAGTTGTGCCACGCGGGCGCGAAGATCGTCGTTTTGGGCCTTCAGTTCTTTGATGGCGTTGACAAGAGCAAATGTGAGAGCGTGACCATTCCAGTTAAACAGTTCCGTTTCGTCTTCATCACCCTCATTCAATTTGGCGTTAAACGTCCCGACACATTCGGGGAAATGTTCAATCGCCTCTTGTGCAATGATGGAGATATTCTCTTTGCCATCAGCCTCAAATCCCGCCGCACCGTTGTATTCGTAGGTAACAGGCCGGAGGGCACAGACCGCATCAAGACCCTTGGTATATTCTCCAGTCTCTTTTTTGATGCGAGCGTCAGAAGCAATCGTCCATGTATTTGTAGAAGGCTTGGCCGCACTATCAGTAGATAGCTGCAACTGGTAAGAAGGCGAAGTCGTGCCGATCCCTACGTTGCCGTTTCCTGTATCAACTGCGAACTTAGTGGTAGTTGCATTACTTAGATCACTACCAGAACCTACAGCCCAAATATCCCCTGCGCCCTTACCAGCATAAACAGAGGTAGCAGAGCCGCGATACTCAATGTTGCAGTTTGTATCTGAACTTGTGCGACCCAATACAGCAGGGGTGGCGGCAGTGCCAGACACATGAAGTTTCGCACTAGGCGAAGTCGTGCCGATACCTACGTCGCCTGTCTCAGTTATTCTGACACGCTCCGCTCTGTTCGAGCCTGTAGTAGTTGCCGTAGTAAATGTTAGGCCATAAGCCGCCCCAGTCGCAGAGGTTGACACGGCATTGATTGCCGCACCTATGCCATCTGCATATGTGCCAGTAAACGAGGCATCATCGGTGACGAAGTTAAGTTCACCTATCTTATCGCCAGTTGTTTTAGCGCCAGTATCACTTATTGATAAAGCCGTAATTCCAGCAGTTAAGGTAGCAGGCGAAGTCGTGCCGATTCCTACGAGGCCTGTCCCTGAAACGCGAAGCCTCTCTGCGCCAGCAGTATTAAAAATTAAATCATCAGAACCTTGTGTGCCTATCCGCATCGTGCCTGGCAAAGTGCCATTTGTGCTGCCACGATACTCAAGAATGCCCTTAGTCGTTCCGCTTTCTTGTAGATTTATTTCAGCACGGTTAGCCGTGTTAGTCATGTTAATATCGACTGTGGCAGTGCTGGCTTCTATGTCTAATGGGCTGCTAGGCGAAGTCGTTCCGATCCCGACCGAGCCTGTGGACGAGACCCGCATGCGTTCATCGCCAGCGGTCGAAATCGCGAAGGTGTTAGCGGCAGGGAAGAACACCCCCGTATTAGTGTCGCCCGTTACTGAGTATGTAGGGAACTCCGCGCTAGAAACTGCCGCTCGGATGTGCGCGCCACTAGCATCCTCAGAGGTAAGGATGTCGGTTCCAAACTCCATGTAGTTGCCACTGGAGTTGAACCGAGCGAGGCCAGCTACATTTAGAGTCTTGCCGGTACCCACATTCAGGCCGACGCTCGTCCCGCTACCCTCAGCGGTGAAGATCGCATCTACAAGATCAAGGTCCGTGTTGAGCTTCGCACCCCATGTATCGGCGCTTGCACCGACTTCGGGTTTCGTAAGACCAAGGTTCGTTGTGGTAGTATCAGCCATATTTTACCTCATGCGGCCAGGGAGTCTGGAAACTCTTTCGGCGTCCAAGTCTCATCTGTATCAGAAATTTCAGTCCAAGTCTTGCCCGTTACTGCAACCGGCGTCCAAGTCTTCGGTGTATCACTATTCGCAGCCCACGATATAGCAGTATCGGATTGTTGCGTCCATGTCTCTGGCGTAATTGGGACAGGTTCCCATTTTTCTACTGCAACGACATTTACAGTAGATGTGGCCGAGATTGCTGCGCCCGTTGACTGCACACGGTTAGCAGTCGGAGTGACAGTGCTTTGTGCGTTTACTGTTACGCCCGAAAGGAATACTGCCTGCGCCGCTACCGAAACTGTAGATGTGGATAGCGCCGTTGTTTCGCCCAAACGAACACGAACAGCGGACAACGAAACAGTCGATGACGCAGAAGAAGAAATCGCTGCTTCACGAACACGAGTAGCTGTCGGCGAAACTGTGGATGTAGCTGAA